GGCTGCTGAGGTTGATTAAACTGTTGTTGAGGAAAAGCTGGGCCTCCCATGCCGGGCATTTGCATACCACCGCCCATCCCAGGGAAGTTTTGTTGAGGCATGCCAAAGCCGCCACCGAATCCACCGCCTTGCATGGGTGGTCTGGGCATAGGCTGTGGCCCAAAGCCTCCACGGAAACCTCCGCCGTACATGGAGCCACCCGGCCCTGCGGTGCCTAATGGATTAGGGCCAAAGCCTGGCCCACCAAGAGTGCCCATCATGCCCCCACCAAAACCACCGCCAGACCCCCTTCGAGTGTACATGCCGGTGATGTCCTGACCTGGAAACTGACTCATTAGTAGATTCCGCTAAACTTCTTACCGCGTAATGCTGCGCCACCACCGCGCATTTCACCTGCACCATAAGGAGCAGACGAAGTAGGCGTGGCTACAGACTCGCTCTTTGCATAGTTCACGGTGCCTTGGTCTTTGATAGAAACACTACTATCGGTGACTTTAGGCTGGGGAAAACTCGTTTGACGCTTGATCATGACTTCTTGCCTTTTGGTGTTGATTTGGCTTTGGCCTTTGGAGCAGCCTTCTTTTTAGGTGCTGCCTTCTTCTCTGGTGTTGGCTGCGCAACTTCTTCAACCTTATCTTCAACAGGTGCCGGAGTTGGCTCTTCGCCAAGGCGTAGCCTTTCCTCTGCTTTGTTGACGGCCTTTTGAACTGCCGCCATCTTCTGTCTTACTGAACTCATTGTAAATCCCTCTTTTGATCTACTGCCTGAAAAAATCTTTGGCAATATTTTCTGCAGTTTTAGCCATCTGTGCAGAACGTTGCAAGCCTATTCGCTCACGGGCCACATCGTCCTTCATGTCAGCGATTTCTTTCTGCAAGTCCATGCGGTCATCAGCCATGTCTGCAGTGTTATCAATACGCTCTGCCTCAAGCTCAATACGTCGATCAGCCTCACTTGCTTTTCGCTGTATATCCGCCTCTTTAATATCCAACTCTCTAGCTCTTAGCTCAACAAGCGGATCTTCAGGTTGTTGTTGAGGCGGCATGAGTTCTGGCGCTAACTGCTCTAGAAGTTGGTTTGTAATCTGAGCGACTTTATCTTCCATGATCGGCTGCATCTGTTGCTGCATCTGCATCATCTGCTGCTCACCCTGTTGAGCCATCATGGGGTCCATCTGGAACTGCTGCTGCATTTGCTGCATCTGTTGCTGCATCTGCTGAATCTCTGGATCTTGTTGCGCCATCTCACGGGCCTTGAAGTCAACATGCTGAAATATATGCGCTTGAATCATAGCGGCCACAGGGTTTTGACCAGGAGGCATCGCAGCGACGATAGGCGACTTGAGAAGCTTTAAATGCGCCTGTATATGCGCATCGTGATCTTGATCTTCAAACGCCTGTGCAGGTTGGCCTTGCAAGAACCCAGCGTTCTCCATGGCAGGTGACATTGGCTGTGGCTGCGGAGGTTGAGGCAATAACTGATCTATTTGCTGTATGCCCATGGCTTCATACATACGACGATACGCTTCGTATATGCCCTGTGGCCCATGAATCTCAGGCGCCCCTTGCACCATCTGCATCATCTCTTGAGCAAGCATGACACGCTGGCTCATGGAGAAAATGTTTGGATCAGACACAGGAATGATGTCGATACGATCATCGAAATCCTGAGGCAACAACTGCTGTTGGCCGCTGGCTATCTGATATGGATAAGCCTGTATTGGTGACTCTTTGATCACTCTTGCCAGCAGGTTGAATTCAATCTTTTGGCTGTAGTGCATGCGCTTGTGTATCGCGCTCATCACCTTGGTGCCACGCTCAAGTAACGCAATCGTGGTGCCGACAGGCGCCTGCTGGTTACCGTCACCAACCTGCATATCACCCACAGAAGCAAAACGACGGCCTGCTTCCACCAACATCCCAAGTAATTGCAGCAAAGTTCCGCTAGGTTCTTGGAAAGGCAGTGGCATCAACGCATCGCGCAGCGATCCACCGGGTGCATCCATATCCCTGAACTCACCAGGCTGTAGTGGCACATCGCTATCACGAATACGAATACCGCGAGCCTTGAAACCTGCAGGCAGATTGGCCAGCGTACCAGCGTCGATCAGCTGACGCAGAATCGAAGTGGATGCCTGAGACAATCCACCAATCATATGGGTCAGACCAAAACCGTAAAAACCAACACCTGGCAGAAACTTGTAATGCACAAAATAGTCAATGCGACGGCGCATAACGTCCGTTTCGACATAGTTCCTGCGTATCGAAAGAATCGTGTTTTGCTTGGGGAGTAACGTGACGATGTACGGTAACTTGATACCTGTCTCTTCACCTTGCGCATCCTTGTCTTCAAAGCCTGGGATATCAAGCTCAACATGAACTTCCATGAGCTCTGCTTCGTAATCACTAGAACTACCAGATGGCTTCACGCCCTGCAGTTCATCAATCTCTTCCTCAACATCAGTAGACGAATATGTCGTATCGTCAGACTCGCCAGAGATCTTGGTCTTGCGGTAAAAGCCCGTCTGCTGAAGCTTGCGCACCTCGTTCATCGACATGTCAATCACATGCGTGATACGCACCGCATTATCAAGACTGGTGGTGCCGTAAGGCACAATCAGCTTTTCAGAAGGAATGAAGCGAGAAACAGGACGGCCTAGTGACTGGTCGAAGTGAACCTTGCGAAACGCGCTGCCAGACAAAGGCAAATAAAACAGCAGCTGATCAGTCTCAGGATCGTATTCCTTCATCTCCTGAGTGATCAGATAGTTCATAAATTCTTGAACACGAGCCGCTTGCAAACCCGTTTGAGGCGTAGCGAAACCAACCACTGTGGTCTTAACAGGTCCACCAGCAGGCAATAATTCTTTGTATGCTTGTGCTTGGAACTGAGTAACAGACTCAGCAAGCAGCGGATGAATCACACCAGATGCGCCTTCAAACGGCTCAGTGCGATCTTCAAACTTCATGCCCAAGAACTTCAAGCCCTCGGTATACTGATCAACCCACTCTTTGCGCGATGACTTATCGTCATCAATGTCAGCCATAAGATTTGAATAGATTCTGCCCAAATCGGACTTATCAATGACTTCTGCAAGGTTAGAGTTGAACGGAAGAGGGATGTCTTCACCAAGGTCTTCTTCGCCAAACACCATAGTGCCATCGTCCATGAATGCGGCGTCTTCATCATCCATGCCGTCGAACATAAGATCTTCAGGAGACTCAACACCAACCTCGATCTCTTTGGTGTTGTCCTCGATCCCTAGCTCATCGATATCAACGTCATCTACACCGCGCTCTATGGCCATGGCATGCCCTTCTTGAGTTTACTCGTCCTCAGTATCGTGGCCACTATCTGCATACAGATTATCGAAGATACGATTCACATCTAACGTGTAATCCAAGTCCGACTTGCTGTAGTGAATGTGCTGAGAAGGCTTGAAGTCAGGTGCCCCACTGCCAGTCTCAAACCACGCAGGATGCGTCACTCGCACCCTGTTGTTGGGCAAAGCTACTATATTCCCCGTCCACTCGCCAGCATCAAGTAACTCCATCACATGCGATTGTTTGTGCTGCGCTGGATCATCAGCGATCTCATTCTCAGAGTAATCAACAGTGAAATAGTATTTTGCTGGGTAAAAGTTCCCATCGATCTTGGCAAGCCAGGGGCACGGTGTGGCGCGATCTAGAACGTATACAGCGTGAGTGTGAGAGGAACAGTCCCAAGGCTGGGCATCGTGTACTGCCATAGGAACGGGCCAGTCTTCAAACGGCGTGTCCGCTACCAACGCAGTAATCGGCATCCTCGCCCACATGGCACCGCCGTGAACGTTCTCCTCGTTCTCATCGTCATCGGATTCACAACCCGTAAAGATTACCTGAAAACTCAAGCACCTCGTAGGCATAGTAGTTACTGCGATTGCCATCGCATGTAAAAACTCGCCGTGGTATTTGTCGTGATTGTGTGTGTATTCTCGTCTTACCCAGCACTTGAAGTGCGGGATGTTGCTTTGCAGATATGGCAAACTATATTAGCCCCACTTGGTTTCCCACTTGGTGACCATTCCTCCTTTTGATTTTTCTAGCGGGGTGCCAGATGGCTTGATCCCCTTCTTCTTCATTTCAGCACGACCAACGCGCTTCATCAACTCGTAACTTCCTGCAGCGCCAGCACCTGTAGCAACTGCGCCCGCCGCAACACGATTGCGAGTCTTTTTAGCCGCAGTTGCAGCACGCTCTCGGTCAGCAATCGACGGGCCTTTCTTGTCACGCATGGATTTTGGCGTAGGCTGTTTTTTAGAGGCCTCTTGCGCTTTCTTAACGGCAGTCTTGCCATATTTCTTAATCGCAGCATCAACGCCTTTTTTGGCGATGAGCGTGATAATAGGAAAAAGCGCGACAGGTGCAGGCATTACTTCCTCATCGCCTTGCCGTATCCACGAAGCGCAGCACCTACGCCGCGAGGCTTAGTGTTTCTGCGAACGCCGCCTTTGGACATACCCTTCTTCTTGACGGGACCGCCCTTGGCCATGCCCTTCTTGGTCATGCCTCCCATGGCATAACCTTTCTTCTTCATGGCACCACCTTTTGCCATGCCTTTCTTGGTCATAGCGCCACCCTTAGCCATGCCCTTTTTAGTCATAGCCCCACCTTTGGCCATGCCTTTCTTCTTCATGGATCCACCCTTGGCCATGCCTTTGGACTTCATCATGCCGCCATTAGCCATGAACTGAGCGGTTAACTGCTGCTGAGGTATAGCTCCGCCCATACCGGCCATAGCGCCCATGGGACCGCCTGCAGGGCTAGCGGCTGGCCGACGCCTTCTACGTCCTCCTGCTGCTTGTGGTTGAAAACCACCGGCACCTCCCGCTTGCTGTTGAGCAATATTCCTCAGCCCTTGTCGAGGACTAATGCCAGCAGCACGACCACCCCCGGCACCTCCCGCTAGTTTCTTCAGACCTTGTCCAATATTAACGTCAACAGCACGACCACCTGCTTGCCTGTCAAGGCCGCCTTGGCGCTTTATCCTTCTACGAGCGCGAGACAACAACCCTCCACGCTGCATGCCCTTAGGCTTCTTGCCCTTGGCGAGGTCATTAGGTCCTTTACCATCAGCTGCAAATGCAGGAACTTTTTTCCCGTTTACAGTCTTCATTGGCATGCCGCCATTTTTCATGCCCGTAGGCTTGCGCCCACCTTTCGCACCGCCCTTGGATGCCATCTTGGATTTCATCATCCCACCTCCAGCTTTTTTCTTTGCGGCAGCCTTCTGCCTTTTTATATATTCACCAAGAGTCAGGCCGGATTTTTCTAGCTCCTCTTTGGTCACAGCAGCTTTTTCTTTGCCAGACTTGTCAATAAACGTTAACAACCCTTTCCTCTTGGCTTCAGCGATAGTGCGAGCCTTGCCCACGCCCGCATCTTTAAGCATCACCTTAGACCCCGAAGTGCCTTTACGCCTAGATGATTGAGCAGACCTGCCAGCTGCAGCGCCTGCACCAACAAGCGCGGTTGCTCCCGCAGTTGAGCCAGCGCCTTTAGCTATTTGAGATTTTCTTTTATCAACAGCC